GTTCGCTATAGGAGGACTCCATGCCATCTGCTGTAATTTTATTCCAGAGATAAGTGTATTTGTAGATCCTAAAAACTCAGTTTCAAACTCTTGCCTAAACTGTCTTTCAGAAGTATTTTTAATTGTTTCTTCTTTCCAATCTTCATCACGGCCTGGTACCATGGACCAATGAACTTCAAATGGAACATAGTTGTTATTTTTATTAATTGCATCGGTCCAAATCTTATAAAACAGATTCATACCGTTAGGTGTAGAAACAATAATGATCTTTGTTTTTGTACCAGCAGTAATAACTGGATAAACTGAGGTGAAAAATTCTGTTGCGATGTTTCCAGGTACGAAAGCAAACTCATCAAGGAAAACTATATTGAAAGAACCAGAACGAGCCGCAGATGATGATGTAGAAGAAGCAACAATTACCGAGCCGTTTTCTAATTCGACACGACCTTTATTCCATTCAACCACACCTTGTTGCATCCACAAAGGAAGGTTTTCATATGCAAGTTGAAGTTTACCAAGAATACCACGAGCAGTTTCACCACGGTTAGCAAGAACTGCAATACTTTGTGAATCTTTAAAAATAAGAGCCCAAAGAAGGTATGCAACCGTAGTTGTTGTTTTACCAACCTGACGAGGACACTTCATAATAACAAATCGATTTTCATGAAATGTCTTAATCATGTCTCTTTGAAATCCATACATATCAAAAGGTGTGACACCATGATCTAGTGTAATGATCTTTATATACTTGGCAAAGTAAATAGGATCTTCAGCACACTTGATATATTCATCAAGTTGCTCTTGAGTATAATTGATTTGTACGCCAACCCTTTTTAATAACGGGTTGTCACGGTATGTATTTTTAGTTTGCTTTGCCATTTTTCAGGAGTTTTCCTAATTCGGCAGTAGAACCAACAAATATGGCTTTGTCGATATTGGTGTTATTAGTTTCTTTTTTAACACCTTCCATGTCACGAATTTCTTTTTGTATTTTAAGAAGTCTATCATTTGCCTCTGTCATATTTTTTAACAGAGTTGCATAAACTTCAAAGGCTCTTGGATGTTGACCTGCTTTTGCAATGTTAAGTATTTCCTCCATTGCATCTTTGCCTTGGTCTATAATGCCTTGTAGATTTTCTTTTGATTGCTGATAAGCATCAGTCAAATCTTGTTTTAAATCTGGCTCATTATAATGTTGTTGCAACACCACCGGTGCCTTTTTTTCTTCTGGCACCGTTGGCGTCACATCAAATATTTCTTCCATTTTTTTATCAAATTCACTCATAGTATTTTATTTATTAATTAAGCTAACATCACACCACAATATAAGTCAGTTGTTGTAGTACCAAATGATTCATAAGTAAAGAAACCCGATCTTGTCACATTTATTGTTGTGGTATTATCACCGTTTGACATATTGCCGTTAGCAACACCAGTTGTAATTGTTCTGGAACTAACACCAGATGTATTTTTAACAACCAATCGAGTGTTTCTTCCTGGCGCAATGTTTGTAAATGCAACGGTAAAACTACCACCAGCAATTACAATAACTGTTCTGTCATTCGCCATATCAATAGTTAAAGTACCACTCGAAACTGTTCCTGCATCACGAATTCCTGCATCTCTTGAGACGGTAATTGTTTTTGTTGTATTATTTGTTGAAAGATTAATTCCATATCCTTCTTCAAAAACAAAACTATCTTCTGGTTGATCAGCAACAATATCAGTTTTAAATATACCAAATCTATCTCTACATCTGTGAGTTCTATAATGTTTCGCATTATCCGTAACAGTAATTACATTGCTACTAATATTCATTACAATTCGACCACCTGCAGCCAATGTAATTGCAGAATTAACACTATTGGCAGTAAAGGAACCATCACCTAAAACACCAATTGTAGAAATACTTAAATGAGTGTTTGCTGCAACACCTGCTGCATTAGCCTTATCAAATGCACTTTGTACTAAGTTACTTACATTTGTAATATTAGTATTTTGGCTATTATTAACAGCTTGTAAATAGATTGTATTTGAAGATGCAGTATTGGCTGTTGATCGAGCAACAGAATCAATTGAATTGTTTGCTTGATTAAATGCTGCTTGTGCTAAATTGGTTGCATTTGTAATGTTGGTATTCTGTGTTAAATCTACACCTTGAATTACCGCAACAGAATTTGCAACTGTGTTTGCTGTTGTTCTAGCGTAAGTATCAATAACAGCAGGAACATCTGTTAATTTGCTATATGATAAACTTGTGATCCAAGATGGATTTGCATAAGAACCAGATGTATAAACACCATTTGTTACCGTATTTGCATTACCATACAGATTACCTGTTACAGTACCAGTTAAAGGACCTGAGAACTCTGTTGCAGTAACTTTACCTGTAACTTGAAGTTTACTTACGCCATCGTTATCAGAACCTAATAACCATCTGCCTGATTTGATCCTACCTGCTTCATTGTTTGCAAGTGTGCCATTCGTAAAGAATATAACATCATTCGTTGTTGAACCGATAACAAAGTCACCACCTTCAACATATGCATAACCATCGTTTGGTCCAGTAATTGTGAAATCTGGATCACTATAATTACTTGAATTAATACCAAAGTCTGCATAATGAGTTAAGTCTGTACCAATATCGTTTGTTACAACATAATCTGTACTTGCTTCTGTTCCATTATTAATGTTTTGTTGCCATACTTGTGCATAACTATCCACATTGGCCGTGATTTGCATCAACGCACCATTCACAGTAACAATTGGTGTGCCAACATGAATGTCTGTTGCAAACAATGATGTTACATTTGTATCTCCTATACCATTACGTAAAACAAGTGTATATGGTATTGCAAGTGGTGATGCATTGCTTGTTAATGTAACTGCACCGTTCGATTGATTAACAGAAATTCCAGCGCCACTTGTTTGTAATGTTGTAACAGCTGAACTAATATAACCAGATGGATTTGTTGCATTGTAAGGAGTATAACCAAGTGCATTTGTTACGTTTAATGATGTAATCTCTGCTCTAATTGCTGCACTTGTTTTATTTTCTGTATTTGCAAGGCCAACATCTGCTTTTGTTACAACAACATCACCTGTACGACCTTGTACAGAAGTAACTGTTGCACCTGTTGGAACTCTTTCCCAAATAGAACCGTTGTATATAACAAAGTCACCAGCATTAAATGTAATGTTACCAGCACCAAAGTTTTGAGTTCCTGCTACAGAAACAGAGTATTGCCAACCAGCTGTTCCTGAACCATTTGAAAGTGAAGGTGTATTTGTGTTAGCATTCCAAGCACCCTTATAGGTGATCGCACCTGATAATGGCAATTGTGAAGTTGGAATTAATCCTGATCCATCCAATGATGCAACACCACCAGCAACACCAACATTTGCAGAAGGTACTGCGCCAATACTTTGTGGCGTTACTGATATTGTTCCAGAATTATTAACAATACCACCATCAACAATAACACCACCTAATGTTGTTGCATTGGCTACAGGCAGAGAATATGGCGTAGGTTTATTTGTTAAGTCATTATAAGAACCTGTGTTTGCAACTGTGCTTAAACCAGAAATATCTGTATATGATAATGTAACTGTACCTGTTTTGCCTGCAACCGATGTAACATTAGCTGCATCAGCAGACAACACACCATCTAATATACTTAAACGATTACCAACTTTAACACCACCAAGTGTTACTTGTGATGCGGTTGGCAGAGTGTAAGTATAAGGAGCAGTTGCGGTATTTTGTGTTGTTCCGTCTGCAAACTTAATTCCACCTGTTTTAACTTCTAAACCGGCATCATCAACTACAATTCGTTTTGCAATTGTGGTTGAATTATTTGCTGTTGTCCACAGTTCAATTCTATTTCCACGGTTTAAAGTTGTTTGTGTTTGAGATGCAACAAAATCTATACGGCTTGTGGAAATTGAAGCAAATCCTGTACCATCATGTGGATTTGCACCAATACGACTAACGATTGATCCTGCGGATGTTTGTAATGGTACGGCTGAATTGCCTTCAGCATGACGACCAATGAAAGCAGAATAATTGCCAACACCATAACTGTCATGGTAAATACGACTTGGATTTGTGCTTGAACCTGTTAGATGTAACAACACTCCTAAATTATTTGGTGGTTGAGTACTCCTAGCTCTGGATCCAATAATATTAAATGCTGATTTAGTAGGATCTAAAGTAATATCTGATGATATATCAACACGACCTTGAGGATCTACAGAAAATAAATCGTAAGAATCGTTTGCATCTCTTACATGAATTTTTCTTCTAAATTGAATGAAACCAGTATCACCTGGATCACCAATTAAAATATCTCTCGATGAATTATTAATTTTAAGTTCATTATCATGTAAATTAAATTCACCAACTTTTAAACCTGCACCACCTGCAATGTACAAATCTCCATCTCTTGCACCAATTGCTTGATCTGTGCCTAATGTTTCATCTAAAATATAAATGGTGCCTGCACCCAACCAAAGCCTTCTAAACCTTTTAGATGGTGAACCTAAATCATAAACATCGTCTGCAAAAGGTAGCATAGAACTACCTAAAATTACATCTGCATTTGCGCCTGGTGCAAGAGTAATATCTGTATTTGCAATTGTCGTTAATGAGAGGCCTGCGTTAACAACGCTACGAGTTGTTATAATAAGTGTATTTGATTCTGGTAAAGGTAAATTGTTTAATGTTTGGTTAATGATAACAACGTTAGCATTGGCACCTGTACCAATATGTAATACTGTAGATGGGTAAGGAATTCCTGCACCAACTATATTATCACCAATTTGCAGTATTGGATCTGGATTCGTTGTTAATTGTAAAACAGACCAACCTGTACCTGAACCAGAAACGCCGTTGTTTATTCCATAATCACCAATAATCAAATTATCTGCTGGTGAAGTTGAAAAATCTAAAACACTATTGAGATTTAAATCTGCAATAGCAACTGCAATTGCAGAAGTGCCTTGTATGAGAGAACCAATTGGAATTTTAACTCCAGGAACAGAAACTAATCCTGTTCCATTAGGTGTTAATACGATATCAGTATTAGATAATTTTCCATATATCGTTTGGTTATTTGCACCACCAACATATAAATTACCTAACTGATTGTTTGCTGTAACAGCAATTATATACGAAGCGTTAGCTTGATTATATGCCAAATTAGCTTGATTAAATGCTGAATTTGCAAATTCAAAAGAAATATTGGCTTGATCAAACGCTGCATTTGTTCTTTCTATTGCAGCAATTTCAAGATTAATGGCAGTATTTGCAAGAATATAAGCAGCATTGGCTTGAAGAAAAGCAGCATTGGCTTGATAAAATGCTGATTGAACGGCTACATTTGTTGCAAAATCATTGTTAGCATTTAAACCTAATGATGCATACAGTTCTGTAAAATTATCATTAATTTTAATGGCTGCTTCTCTAAGCGTATCGCCTGTTCCATCATTAGCTACTATTCCATCATTGATGATTTGTTGTGACATTTTATTAACTCTCTGTAATAATTGTTGTTATCTTATGATTGTTATCTATGGTTGCACCATTCTGATCCATCAATGGATCAAGATCATTGTCCATTGTCAAATCAGCAAATACATCAATCTTAGACATTCTCTTAGGCATTACTTGATATGAACTAAAATTATAACTTGCGCCAGATAAAACACCTACAACAGGTTTATTTGACACAAAATGACCATCAATTTCTTTTATGTATAATTTGTTATTTTCCCAATCAACTACTTTTCCTGAAGCTGTTGCAGAACTTGAAGAATAACCTTGATATACAATTTCATCAGTTTTATATGTTCCTGTTCCAATTGCGGCAACATTACCCATATTTAATATAACAGTATCTTCTGGTGTTATATTTGTTAATATATTTGTAATAGAATGATTAATTAAACCACCAACATCAGATATCTTACCAAATATAAATCCTTTAACCGTAAAGTTTAATGTCCATATGATCATTCTGGTTTCAGAATTTTTATCACCTTCATATACTATTTCGTGTGTTGCATTATTTAATATAACAGGTACTTCTTTTACAATACCCATTTCTGGAATTAAATTTAATTTGATAGTATAATCTGGTGTGAAATATGGAAGTATATGTTCTATAATTTGTGTACCATCTTCCATATTACGAACATAAACGTATAGAGAAAAATCAAAATTATATGGTACTGGATTATACTGAGATACAACACCTTCGGTAGTTCTTGCAAATTGCTTTATATTTGTATTTTGTTTTCTTGTTACATCATATGTTAAACCATTCATTTCAAATGACATACGAGGTAAAGCAACTTGTATTTTTTTCTGAAGATTAGGATCATCTTCTAATCTTCTAACATACAATTCTTTAGTTGCATAAGTCAAAGGTACCAATACTCTTTGCTGTTCTGAACGGTCTGTATTATAGCGAACAAGTGTAATCTTGTCAAATAGGCTACCAAAACCTACGACCAATTTTCTTATAACTCTATTGTATGTAATGTCTGACATTATAGACTACCAAAAGGATTAGATTCAGAGAAATCAATTATTGAATCTGATTCTGTTTTAATTGTTTTGTTGCCATAAGAACTATCTGCAACATTATCCAAATATGGATCATATGATGTTAAGAAATACCGTGCGTTACTGGTTTGACCGATAACTCTCATATTGGTTGCAAATGTACCTTTGATTGTAGTAATTGTTAATATGCTAGTATTTGGTGACCAAGTTTGTACCACAGCTTGACAGGTAGCATTTGCAAAAGTGTTATCGTTTGATTGATATACAATTTCATTTAATTCATATGTGCCTGTTCCTGCACCAGTAATCAATTTAATTGTATATGCATTTTGTTCAACAACCTCATCAATTTCTTCAGTACCAGTATCAATGACTTCTTGTGAATACTTGAATTTCTCTAGTTTCAATTCATAGAAATATGGTTGTTTGCGGCCCAACATATGAAAATCTTTCGACTGTTCTGCAAAAGTAATTTCATACAATTCGCCGGTACCATTTAAAAATGGCACATAAACAAGATCACCTTCACGGGGTCTTGTCATTATTGTTTGTGGTACTCTCTGTGCAAAAGAACGTTTTGATAACATAACATTCACAGAATCTTTAATTTCTAAACCAAACTTAGAAAAGAATTCTTGCTGACCTTGGTAATCCAATGGGTCAGAAGAAAGATACATTTCTAATGGATATGCAGATTGAAACTTCTTAATAGGATCTTCACCGTATAATAAATCTCTTGCAATATCATTATCATTTGGCAAATAGAATGCCTCAAAGCCCATGATCTTGATAGATTCAACTATTAAATCTTCAATGACCCTTTGTTCTGCATTAGAATTGTAGTTGTTGAAATAAAGATTGGTTGGCATTTAATTCATAAACCATTCTAGTGGTGCACCATATTCGGATTGCATTTCTGTTTCTAGTTTTTCTATTTCACCAACGGCTTCTTCATAGATTTTATCGCCGTTCATTGTGACACCACCTGGCAATTGTAAGCCGGAGAATTTCTTGAGGTTATTTCCCCAAGTTCTTTTGATTAATGCCGTTGTGTACTCTTTCATCCAACGGTCATTCCATACTCTATTATAAACGGAAGGGTCAATATTGGCATAACACTCTGATACCACTACCATTCCTACTGGTGCCTGTGAAGTTCCCCAAGACCATTCGATAAAGAGTTTCTGCATATGTCTCTGGAAACGAATAGGAGTCTCTCCAGAGAACATCAACTCTAGAGATCTAAGGTGTTGCATGGTCAAAGTATAATTCACGTAGGACGCAGAGGTGAAGTCATACAACTCATTCAATCGGAGTTGGTATCTCAGGTCAAACATATTAAAAGTGGCAAGTGAATCGTAGATTGGAAATATTCTGGTAACACCAACGACATCCAAATGATTATTGGAACTGTCTTGAACTTGGCTCATATCCAAATATTTTTGTTGGACATCTCCAGAAGTTAATCTGCGGACATAGTAAATTTTTTGTAAACCATCAAAGTGATAATCTTGCCAGTATTGTAATGCATCATCAATACGATCTTCTATTTGATCGTCATCGACATTTATTTCAATTACTGGAAATCCTAATCTGCGTAAGCAATAGTCTTTGAAAGTTTTTCTATCAGTAACGGCAGGCATATTTTACTCCCTATTATTAGGGTATTTATGTTGTTGAAATTATAATGAATAACGAATAATAACAACACCTGAACCGCCTGGTTGAGAAACATTTGATGATCCACCGCCGCCACCACCGCCGGTGCTTTGTTGGCCAGCAATTGCTGTATTTGCAGCTATTCCACCTTTTCCACCTCCACCAGCTCCGCCTAGTCCAACGCTTCCAGCACCATTTGATTGTATTCCTCCACCGCCACCACCGCCACGGGTTATGCCATCTATCCAAGTTTTTCCATCTCCACCTTTTCCAGCACTAGCAGTAGGAAAATTCGCTGTGGCACTAGCTCCCGGTGCTGAAGCTCCGCCACCGCCAGCACCTGCAGCATAAACCGATTCACCAATTACTCTACCAGAACTTGCGTTTCCACCAGAATAACCTTCAACCGGTGAATAACCTCCTGAATTTCCAACTCCACCAGAACTAGTGCCACTATATCTTCTCATAGCACCACCGCCAGATCCTCCTCTTGAACCAGAATTTCCAGGCGATAGATCATGTGCGCCTTTGCCACCACCTGTTGCTGTAAATTCGACTAGTGATGGACTATAGTATGTTATAGATGAGTTTGATCCTGACTGATTGGCAGAACCACCAGCACCAACAACAATAGTGAGGTTATTACTTATATTTGCAAAATCAATTGTTGTTTCTCTATATCCTCCTGCTCCACCTCCACCTAGTCCACCTCCTGCACCTCCAGCAACCACTAAAACGTTTGCAGTTTTTGATATATTACTTGTGACTGTAAGTGTATTACTTGATGTGAAAGTGTGCGTTTTATAATTAATACCATCAATTGTTGTTAATGTTGTATTTCCACCAAAAGTTGGAGAAGCAATTAAATTGACATAGATATTTGATGTGTTACTTTTTGTTAGAGTATCTGTTTTTGCTGTAATTCTTATAGTTGAATAGAATGAAATGTCTGTAGTATTTCCTGATAGAGTATCTACCGAAAAATTTATACCATTAGGTAATGTTCCTGTTACAGTATATGTAATTGTATTTGATAAAACACCATAAGCATTTATTAAATAAGAAAAATTCGTATCAGATAAAACATCAAGAATATAATTATTTGTTGATGGAGTTACCCAATTTATTCTTTCTGTGTTATTTCTTATACTAAATTGTCTTGTAGAATAATATCCATTAACATCAGTAGCTTTTATTGTAAAGAAGTAAGTATTAGAAGTATTTTCATAAGGAAGTGTTCCTGAAATTAAACCACTGCTAACATTAAGTGTGACATTGTTTGGTAAATTACCAGAATCTAATGAATATACTATTGGAGTATCACCAAAAGTTTCAATGGTTGTTGATATAGTTTGTGTCTCATAAACAGGACTTGAAAATAATGCTCCTGCCGGTGTAATCCATGTTGGTCCTATCGTGCCACTTGCTTTGATGTACAGGGGGCCTGAACCTAATATTGATATTGGAACATTTGATTGCTGTGTTGTGGATGTTATTACGGTAATTTCATTTCTTAAATTTGCAAGACCGTGATAAAATTTTATGTCGTTATTTAATGATGTTAATTTTAAAGACACAGAAGAAAAAGGTCTATTATCTTCAATTATATTTGAATTTAAACCTAAAAATACACATTGATTTGTGATTGCTGAAATGTTTGTTCCAGATGATTGTGTTGACTGTAACGCAGAAGTTGGTACTGTAAAGTTTCCTGTGTATACTGCCAATCCTTTACAAATTCTCAAGTTGGATATGTGACCATTATAATAAGCACTATCAGCTTGATTAAATCCAATTTGAAATTGTCCTGTAAAATCGTAAATACTTGATGAATCTGTAACTGTTCCAGAAGCAACACCATCACGATAAAAAGTAATTACTCCATTATTTCTAACAATAGCCCAATGTTGCCAAGCATTTTGAATATCAACTGTTCCTGTGCTAGAAAAAATTGCAGCACTAGCAAATCTAAATGACATTCTATCAGTACTTGCTGCGTTTCTAAAAACTTGCCATCCTTGATGTTGTGTACCAGAGGAAGCTGATCTTTGTCCTACTATGCCAGCGTTGGCTGCTTGAGAAGTCCATGCAGTAATTGATTTTAAATAAAATTCAATTGTAAAATTACCAGTTCCAAAATTAAAATCGTTACTGTTAGATGATGTTATTCTATCTGAATTTGCTGATTGAAACCAAACAGAGTAACCGTTATTATAAGGCGCATAAGGATAGGGATTAAATCTATCAATAGTTGAATACGTAGTTAATGTTTTTTTATTTTCAGCTGAAACATTTAAATAAGATTCTACAGGATCACCAGAAGCAGCATTAAAAGATACTAAAGTATTTGCAATATTGATATTTACATTTTTTATATTTAATGTAGGATCAAAAATATGAGCTTCGTTCCAACCATTTCCTCTTATATTGTCTGCTGTGGTTGATGTTTGATTTGCGCTTGCTTGTCCTCTTGTCATTAAATATATTCTACCGGTAGAATCAATTGCATATGATCTTGCATCAATATCTTGCGTTACTCTTGTTTGCCATCCATTTGCAACACTAAACTCCATTGAAGAAGTTCTACCTGTTTGCATAACTATAATTTTATCACCAGAACGAGATATTGGTGCCCAAGCTCTTGGCATTTCTATAGCTGTTGGCCAAGAATAATGACTGTGATATGTTAAAATAAAATCATTATTTGCAGAACCAATTGAATATGTTATCCAATTTCTTTGTAACTGTGAAGCATTCCATCTTTCTGTGGGAAATGCATGAATAGATTTTTCTGAAGTACAAAATGTTATATAATTATTACTGTCTTTTTGAAATACGTGAGGTTTCATCCACCAATTATTGCTTGCGTCAGCAGTGTAAGAAACACTTGTTGGTGGTGCGCCATAATTTGAATACGTGTTTGCACCAGGATAAATCATTGTGCAGTTAGCATCATAAAAAGAATTTGTATTTTTATCCCAAATAATTATTTTTGGAGATAAGACACTTGAAGCATTCCAATGTCCAGAATAAAATACTTTTCTTGTGTCGGAACTATGTTTTATATTACTTGGAAGTTGATAACAAACACTAGAAAGTCCTTGACCTGTAACAGTCTTTAAAATTGAACTGGCATATGTAATATCTACATCAGCATTAATTTGATAGATGTCATAATTGTGTGTTGATATACTATAGTTAATAAAAAATCCAGCACCATTGTCATCAAAACCAATTAAAAATGGTATTGTTGTGGATAATATATTTGTATATGTTGATAGAGCACCAGGAGTATAAGTAAATCTTGCAATATTTGTTGCATTATTATCATGATTAAAAGCCACAACACTTAAAGCATTTCCTTGTTTGTTTTCTTTTGTTGTTCTCCACTTATATAATGGAGTAATAAGGTATGATTGTGTTGTGCTGGTGTATATTGGTGTGCTTGTTAATGATTTTGCTTGCCACCAATCAGCTCTAATATCTGCTGTGCTTATATCTCTGTAATAATGAAAATATAGTGTATCAGTTTCATCATCAAAAAATATTCT